AGGACTTAATTCCGATTTCGGCTTGATCCTTTGAAGCCGTCCAGCCGTTATAGCTTGTTAAAGTCATGACAGTAATAGCGCGGCTTCCTCGGCTGTAATACCGAGTTTAGTTAATAGTTCCGCTTTCGCTGTTGCGTCACTTTCAACCTTTGCGGCTGCGTCAACGTCGTAACCCATTAACACTTGCTTGTCTAAAATTTCTTGTTCGGTTAATTCTTCCATAGTTACTTCGCCTGTTAGGGCGTCTAGTACCGCTTTATAGAGAATATCCATATATAAAAACCTCTCCTGATAGTGTGCCGCTTGCTGGAATTATTGAAAATCCGTCGTGAGTATCTGTTGCTAAACGTAAGCCTGAACCGACTGTTGAATAGCTTTGACCTGTGTTAGGTGTTTGATAACTTATTGACGGGTTAACTGTGGCGCTGTGAGGATTTGATGTGTTAATAATAAATCCACAATTATATGAATCAAACGAACCTAAGTTTATTCCAGAAACGTTACTACCTGTTGACGCGGTTACGGCATTAGTGCTCCAATTAGAACGATTGCCACCATAATAATAAGAGGTGCTCAAATCCGTTCCCGCTTTTCGATATTTAAAAGTAGTATCTCCTACGGCACTTGCCACGATTCTGCCGACTATTAAGTAATATCTATATGTGTTACTAAAACAGCTATTGACTACAAAAGAAGCAGCAGCCGAAAACGTGGCACTTGTAATCTTTGTAAGCGCAGCGCCTGAAATAGTTGTCCACTCTGGAGCTGTTGCGCCGCTGTTTACTTGTAACACTTGACCAGCTGTGCCAATTCCTAAACGAACTGGATCTGTTGCGTTTCGATAAATAATGTCGCCCGCCGTTGTGACTGTTGTTTTAGCGATAGCCGCATTAGCTGTTGTCTGGGCTGCTCCCGCTGCTGTGTTAGCTGTATTGGCTAAATCGTAAGCCGCTTTAGTGGCTGTTGGTGTTGAAGCTAGAACGCTTGATGTTGTTGATGTTGAATCGCTAAGTTGTACCGCGCCCGAAGCGCTTGTCGAAGCGGCGCTAATAGCGATACCGACGCTGCCCGAAGTGCCGCCGCCTGTAATCGGTGCGGTTACTGTAATCGCCGTAATGTCACCTTGATCGTTAGGTATCCACGCGAAATCTAAATCCGTCGCACTTGCCTTAGACAGAATATAACCATTAGCGCCGCCTAATAGATCGACGAAATCGGTATCGACCGCCTGACCGAATACCTCGAAATCAGCTGGTAAATCGGTAACTAGGTCGGTACTTGTCGGCATTTGCCAGCCGAAATTGCTTGTTGGATTTGCCATTTATTCTCCTATGCTACGACTAACGCGGTTTCCCACGTTAGAGACCCGGTAATAGTATTCCATGCTTCCGCCGGATTGACTTGCTCCCACTTCATGGCTTGCAGCGAGAAGCTAACTGGCGAAAGATTTAAAGTTATAGCGATTTCATTATAGGCAGCCTTAAAGCTCCAGCCCTCGACGAAACCTTGAAAGATCGCGCCCATGTTGACCGGTAAATCCTGTATCGATAGCGGTAAGCCCATGAATACGTTAATTAGTGCGTCTCGATCCGAGTCGTCGATTTCAGGATTTGTTAGCTGGAAACTAATTGACTGGAAATTAGCCTGTGGCGTAGCTCTTAATTCTAGGTAAAAATCGGCTTGATCTTGCGCGTCGGCTTGATGTTTAACTGTTGTCGAAATGGATTGCGCTAGGCGTCCATAAGTAGCGATCGAAACTAAATCCTCGGAGCTGACTTCGCTTGAGCTGTTAGCGCCATATTTGAGACTAATATCGTTTCGCACGTCGCCAGCTCGAGTCTGAATCTTTAGCCCATTAAATATCGCATGATTTGCCGTTACTTCGGTGTAGCCATTTAGCCCTAAATAAACTGATCTATGAGTCGAGTCCGCGTAACTAATCCGACCGCTGGCGTCCTCGTAGATGTAACCGAGTCCGGACGTGGCGAGAGCTGAGACGAGCGAATAGATGTCTGTCGTATTCGATGAACGAGCTGCCAGCTCATAATTACCGGGACGATCTATCTCGCCTAGTCCTACGTTCTCCGCATATTGCCACGTCGTCGTCGGATCATAATTTGCCCATGTTAAAGCTGCTGGAACTTCGCCCCAGTTATTTAAAAGTAAATCCTGTAATACTTCCCATATTTGATCGCCGTCAAAATCTTGATTTAACACGCCAGTAGTTAACGCTTTAGGTAAGCGACTTAGCGCGCCTAGCGCTGTTATGTTAATAGTTTGATTTATTGCAACACTTCCAGCGTTTGAAATTTCTATTCCTGAATCGACGACAGTTCCGCCGAAAATTGGGACGTAAGTCGCTGTCGAATCCTGGAGTTCGATCGTTACTGAGTCGTTTATGTTTATGTTAACGATTGCTTGATTTAGATTTATTAGCTGTAAATTACAGTAACCCGCTTGCGCCTGTTGGTAAATGTTATCTCGACCGCTTGAAATTGTTAGATTTGCCAGCGTGTAAGTCGTATATTCGACGCCTTGAATCTTTACGCGCCATACTGGATTAAATACTGTCATTAGAACGCCAGCGCATTAGCGCCATTAGTCCCGCGATAAAAACTGTTATTTAATACGTTAACGATTTGTCGCGCTGTTCCTTCTTGATCGATTGCGCCCGATACGTTAATAAAGATATTTCCGCCACCGCCGCCTAATTTGTTATTCGGTACGATTCGACCGCTTGATGACGGCACGAATAATTCTTGCCCTTGTTCGCCGACGATGTATGGTCGATTTGGTTGTACCGCACCGCCAGCAGCGAGCTTAGGAATTTTAGGTAAGTCTTTACCGCCCGTTATATTGTTGACGATGTTATATCCGCTAATAAGTAAATTTAAACCTGAGATAACTAAGTTAACGGCAGCCACTAAACCTTTCATCGCTAACGAGATTCCGTCAATTAGTAGCGCTATTCCGTTAAACGCTACCTTAAACGTTCCGCCAATAAACGTAGCTACTGGCTTAGCTAATACAAGAAACGCCGTAAGTCCGACGCCTAGCAGCTTAAAGAATCCTGTGTTATCTGTAACTAGATCGCCAATAGCTCCAAATACGGATTTAACGCCCTGTAAAATAGGAGTAAGCGTCACTTTAAAAATTGGGATTATGTATTTGTTTAGATAATCCCATAAAGCCGTTAAGCCCGGAATAAATGTGTCTTTAAAAAATGCGCCTAGCTTTGTAAATACTGGCGATAGTTTCTCGCCAATATCTGTCGATAAGGTAGTAATAATCGGAACGATTTTATCCGTAAAGATAGTAAGTAGTGGCGTAATTGCGTCGAGCACAAACGCTCCGACAGTTTCTTTACCCTCGTCGAACGCAAGTTTTAATCTGTCCATCTTGCCCGCAAAGGTTTCGGCTTTCTCAGTAGCTTGTCCGCCGAAAGTTTCACCGAGTAATTTAGTAACTTCCTCAAGGCTCATAGTCTTAAGATCGGCAGCGTCGAGTCCAATTCCAAGTTTGGCTAACCCGCCTACGTTGCCCTCAACCGCTTTGCCTAACGCATTAGATACTGTTTCTAGTGACTTACCAGTACCCGCGCTAATATCGAACGCTAGGCTGGCAAGTTTCTGAGCTTCTCCGACGTCGCCAGTTGCGCGAGTCAATCGCTCAAGCGCTGGACGTAATTCGTCGTCTGTAATACCTAACGAGAGCCCTTGTTGAGTTATGTAGCTTTCCGTTGCCGCGATTTGCGCGTCGGTTGCTCCGGTAACGTTCTTTAAAGTAGTCGCCAGTTTAGTTTGAGCCGCTTCGTCCTCGATCGCCGACTTAACGCCATCGACTAGCAATACTCCAGCATAAGCAAGCGCCGCAGCTCCAGCGACAGCGAACGCAGCTCCCGCCTTCTTTCCGAAGCCGTCTAACTTGCCGCCAAATCCTTCGGTTTCTGTATTGGCTTCGGTCAAACCTTTCTTTAGATTATCGACGTCCGCAAGAATCGACAGCTTAAGCGTTCTTGATCCACCAGCCATTAGTCGAACCTCTTAACTATCTTGTCAAATGATTCTTCCCATAAGTTAATCAAATAAGATTGCTCAGCTCTTAAAGTTGGGTAAATAAAATAACCGCGCGAACCTCTACCCTCTTTGCCTGACCATTTAGGAAATTGCTTTAATCTATTTGATCCAAATTCGTAGCCGCCCCAAAGTGATTGAGTAGTACCGCCGCCGCTAAATTTTTGTCCAGCGAAACCAAATGACATTTCGCCAATTTTAGACGACTTGCTTACTTTAGAACCCTCGGCAATTCGATCGTCACCTATGTAGCTAGTTTGATAAGCCGCTTCAAGTATTTTAGATTTCAAATAATCGGCAACAGCACTAGACGATTCTTTAGCTTGTTCAATCGCCTCAGCGTCCATGGCTTTGAAGGCGCTAGTAATGGCTCTAAGTTCGGCTTTGTCATACTGGACGACTTCCTTACTTTCTGCCATTTCGCTTCTCCATTATCTCGAGCGCTGTCATTATATCCGCCGCGTCCACCCACTCACTCATTGGTATTCCTGTCGCGATTGACAGTTCAATAATTAAG